TGAAGTGGGCTATGGCTTACGAGGCTCGTCCAAGAGAGGCTGTAAGGCAGTTTCCTTTTCAAAACGCAAGTAACCTGATTATTCCCATCATTGCAATTCATACCGAGACTCTCCACGCCCAAATCATGGCAGCGATTTTTAGGACCAAGCCTTTGGTTCAAACAAAAATCTTTGGGGAATCCCGTGAGGCCCTTGACAAGGAGAAAGAAGCCTATCAGGAGTTCATGGAGTACGTAGCTATTGAGCCTCAAGAGTTGGACCTTTACAGAGTCTACAACGAGAGCTTTCGGGAGTGCATTAAATACGGAACCGTGACAATCAAGGTTCCTTGGGAGAAACGTGTTCGGGACTTCTATGTCCCTGGCGGTGATGGAACTGGGGAAGTCAGGGACTTTATTCCAGAAGTGGTCTACGAAGGTCCACGGCCAGAGAAGCTCCCATTCACAGGTTTCTACATCCCGCCCTCGGCAAAGAGTCTTGAGGACGCTGACATTAAGTGCCATCGCAAGGTGATGAGCAAGTTTGAGCTCCTTGAGAGGAAGTTCCGAAACGTCTATGACGAAGAGGCCGTAGAAAGGATTCTCACCTCTCCTGACAGAACCTCCCCAGAGCAGAAGCAGAAAGAACAGGAAACTACCCTTGGAGCGAAGACAGTTCAGAATCTCTATACACAAGAGTGGGACGTTTGGGAATGTCATGTTAGCTGGCGCTATGAGGACGAAACCTTCGCGCCAAGAATGATTGTTACTTACCATCCCAAGAGCCGTACCATCCTTCGTGTAGCCTATGACAATTTCCGAAGCGAGTGGTTCGTTGGGGCAAGACTCGCTGCGCGAGATGATATGTACTTTGGCTACGGCTTCGCTGAGATTCTTGGGGCATTTCAGGAAGGTGCCAGCGAGACGTACAATGGCTTCCGCGACAACCAGACCGTCGCTAACACAAGGGTCTGGCGGGTTAGTCCTGACTCGAAGCTCAATGTTGGCTACAGAATTTATCCCTCCTGCACGCTTGCAGCAGAGGAGGGAGAGGTTGAGGCTATCGCTCATGGTGAGCTAAGTCAGATTAACATCGATGACCTGAGGCTCCTCCTTGAGCTTGCAGAAAGACGTTCGGGAGTTAGCCCTCCACAGCAGGGGTACGGGGCCGGAACCATGTCCGGTAGAAGGGGAGTTTACACTGCGATGGGAACTCTCGCCTTGATTCAGGAGGGCAACTCCCGAAAAGACCTTAACGTCTCTGACATGCGAGACTCTCACACAAGGCTTATGAGGCTTGTGACAAGACTCTATGGGGAGTTTGGTAGAGAGAGCGAGTTTCATAGTGCTCGTCTAGCAAGGTTTGGCGAGGAGAAGGCTATTTTAATAAAGAAAGCCATGGACGACATCCTCGCTGGAAAGATTGCACTTCCTGTTTACGCTTCAACGGCTTCAGTGAACCGTGAGGTCGAGAAGCAGAATGACCTTATGTTGAGTCAAATAATGACTCGTCATTACCAAATGGTTTCTCAACTCATTGGAGCAGTTCAGGGAGTTATGACCCCTCCAGATGTCAAGGCATACCTCACGGACGTTATTAAAGCCTCCAATGCATTAATGAAGACTATCCTAAGGAACTTTGGCCACGACGACATTGATGTCCTTGTTCCTGAGCCAAAAGTTTCGCCTCAAGGAGGACAACCAGGTGGCATTCAGAGACCTGCTCTCCCAGGCTCCCCACAAAACCCTCCAATGGTTGGAGGACTCGGGAGGCCAGGAGTTCAATGACCTTTTGCTAGAGTGGTTTAACGATTGGAATAAAGTTCTTCTAAAAGGAGAAGACGAAAAGACAATCTACCGCGCTCAAGGAGCGCTGAAGATTTTGCAGAGCATCATTGAGATGCCTGCGTCGATTCGGACTTTCCTTCACGAACAAGAGCTTGAGCGTAAAAAGGGAGGTCAGTAATGAGTTGGCTTGACAACATTTCGAAGAAGAAGGAAGAAGAAGCCCAAGCCAAAGAGAAATCCCTCCAAGAGAGGGCTGAGGCCGCGGAAAGGGCTGCCAAGGAGGCCCAAGCTCGCATTGAGGCTCTTGAAGAGGAACGTCAAAAAGAGCGCGAGCAGTTTTCAAGTCTTCAGAGCGAGTTTGAGTCTATCAAGAAGCACCTTGCTGAGGTTGAGACCAAGGCTCCGAAGCCTCCTGAGGAGCCCGCTGATTTCGACACCGACCCAGCAAAAGCGTTTCAGCAAGGAGTAGCTCCTATAGTCCAAGTCACCCTGCACAACGCTATGCAGACGGCTAGGATTCTTGCTCAGCAGCAGCTTGACGACCAAGACATCATCAACAAAACTATGGACGGGAGGCTGTTCAGAGCTTGGAGTCGTGAAATTGATGCCTTGGCACAGACGTACCGTCCCGAACAACTTGGTACACCGCAGGCTTGGCTTGGACTCTTTTACTATGTCAAGGGGAAACACACCGATGAGCTCGCGGACCCAGATAAAAGGAAGAAGCAATATGCCTTCCTAGAAAGCGCCTCTGGCGCTGGGAAGCCTCCGGAGCCCGCTGGGCAGAAAAAGCCCGAGGAGCTACTGACTCCAGAGGAGCGTCGGGTCGCTGAGAGGATGGGAGTTTCTCCCGAGAATTATCTCAAACGGAAAAGAGAACTCAAGTTTGCGAATGCATAGGAGGACACCTTGTCAGAACCAACAATAACTTCAAAGAACTTACCACCAACTTCGGTTCCGAAGGTGGACCTCAAGGACCCTGGAGACATTGACTATTCACAAGTTGTAGCGAAGCCTTTGAGGTCACCTAATTTCATTAACTTAGTGCCCAAGAACAAAGGTCTCTGTCTCTTTTGGGGCAACAGAGCTGTCGGGGAGAAGGAGTCATCGCTTCGCTTCAATCAGCTCATTGCTATGGGATTTACTCCAGCAAAGCCAGAGGACGTGACTGACCAGTTTGGGAATCCTTGTCCTTCGGCCTTGGCTCGTGATGGGAGGGTCATTTATGGCGACTTGATACTTCTCAAAATTCCGAAGGTGGACTACTACGGTCATCTAAAATACAACGCAGAGAACGCTGAGAGAAGGGTTCGAAGGTTTGGCGTTGCGATGGCAGGTGGTAGGTCAGACCACCAAGCGTCAGAAAACAGAGACATCCCTGCTAGTGCCCTTTCAGGGCTTCCAAAGGATGTTAAAGCTTATGTCCCTTCCTTGGCAGGGATGGATGACGGAGTAAATTTAGCAGAAAAGTAAGAGGCTCTTTCCCCAGTCTTGTGCCCCCACTGACTGGGAACTTTTGGAAAGGAGGCTACTAGCTTGGCTTCAATTGAAATTCACGCTGTACAAACGGTCAGTGGGAACCAGCCAAGAGCCAGGAGAATCATCGAGGAAGCGGCTCAAACCTTCCTCCCTGGAACTCCTGTCACGATTGCATCTGCCGACGGCGGAGTCGCTGCTTGGAACGGCACGACATTGACAAATGCAATTGCTGGATTCTCTCTGGAAGCAGGAAATAACCTTTCTGCTCTGGGAACCAATCCCTCTGCAGCGGTTACTCCTGCTCAGTCACTGACCTTTGGCTCGGTTCCAAATGAGCCCTCGGCCAAGAACATCGGACGCCCGTTGTTCAATGACGGTCGTATCGGGTTCGAGGTTGCGACAACGGATACCGTCTTTCGTGGACAAGTAGGTCCTTCACAGACTGCTGCGGCTACGGACGTCGGCGTCAACTACGGACTCACGAAGGATACCGATAACCATTGGTATGTCGATAAAACCAAGACTGGGGCAAATGCGGTCGTGACAGTCACTAAGCTCGACCCTGGCGACCAGTCTGCTTCTCCGCGAGGCGTGTACTTTACTGTTATGCCTGCGGCGGCTCAGTCGGTCGTGTAAAGGGAGGCTTAACTATCATGATGGTACGTGGAGAGTTTTCACAACTGATGGCTCCAGGGCTCTACGACACGTTTCTCCACTGGGTCGATTTGCTTCAGCGAGACGAGGAATATTCGCATTTGTTCCACGTTGAGACTTCGAAGATGGCTTACGAGGACGAAGTCGAGTTCGCTGGGCTTCCTCCTATGGTGGAGAAACCTGAGGGCGAGTCAATTGTCTATTCGGACGCTATCCAGGGCGGCGCGAAGAGGTTCTTGCATCTTACCTTCGGACTTGGCATCAGGGCGAGCTTTGAGCTTTTTGAAGACGACCAGTACGGTGTCATCAATCAAATTCCCAAAGCTCTTGCCAGAAGTGCTCAGTTTGTCAAGGAGCAGCAGGCAGCTAACGTTTTCAACCTGGGCTTTACGACAGTTACAACGACGGACGGGCTGTCGTTGTTTAACACTGCTCATCCGTTGCTGGGAGGCGCAGCGGCAACGAGCGTTGCTCCAGGTGTTTCAAACATTATTGCCTCGGCCGGAACCTACCCAAATAGGCCTCTAACTGACGTTGACCTTAGCTTCACAGCAATTCAGCTAATGGTCAACCACTTCGAGCGCTTGCCGGATTCACAAGGGCTTCCAGTAAGTATTAAGCCCAGGACGGTAGTCATTCCTCCTGAGCTCAAGTGGATTGCTCGTGAGATTCTGGGTTCCCCCCACAAGCCGTATACGTCGGATAATGAAATCAATGCGATTCTTGCGGAGGACTTGAACTACTTTGTATCGCACTACCTGACCTCCCAGAGTGCTTGGTTTGTCCTTTCTGACAAGATGTCTCACCGGCTGAAGTTCTTCGTTCGCCACGAGCTTGATGAGGACTTTGCAGATGACTTCGATACTCGAACCATCAAGCAGGTGGCTTTTATGCGGTTCAGTGTCGGCGCCACGGTCTGGGAAGGAACGTGGGGAAGCAACGGACCGTAAGTCTATGCCAAATCAAGCTCACAGCGGCATCCGCGGAGACCCTTGGCACAGGTGTGACATCTGTGACTGGGACTATCCGACGTCTCAACTAAGGCGTCAGCCTGGGTTACGAAGAGCTCTTCTAGTCTGTCCGAATTGCTACGACAACCCTCTGACATTTT